TTCCAGCAGAATATCCGCTATTAAAAATACTCACCTCAACGCTTGAATTTATAACACAACTCAATTGCAAATTGCTTGGATTAAACAAACGCAATACAATTCTATTAGCACCAATGTTATCACTAATACCAAAGCGTTGGTCTCCTTCAAAATTAGTAGGAGTAACCTCCATATATAAAGTACCATCACCATCATTGATTAAATCTGAAACACCCGTTTTTAAACAAGAATCCGCCGCGCGTGTGACGCCGCCCGATTCCCCCATATTCGGGATGTAGCTTGTGGCGTAGGATGCCTCCTCGCTTTGCCATCCATACATTAAAACTCCACTTGTTCCATCACCTAAAAAATTAGCCGTTGCGTCATCGGATGCCAATCCGACAACCGCGTTTACATAGCTGGTAGTGGTCATTGTTGCGCTACATCTATACCAGCCATTTCCAGCGTCTTCTATCGTGTGTACAACGCCACTATCTGCCGTTCCGAGTGTTCCGTTTGCAACATTAAAAAACGCTCTTCTTGTAGGCAAATCAAAACGAATATGAATCCAATCATAGCCGTTAGCTTTTGCATATATGGTTTGAGTGTTTGCATTTGTAGAACCACCCATTGAAGATTGAAAAAACAAATGGTCGCTATTTGTTGCATTTGCCACAACGTTATGAGCGTTTTTATTTCCTTCGGGACTTGTTGCCGCATTGGTTGTAATCGTTACATTGGATTTCGTAACGGCGTTTAAATATTCCGAATGTGGTATGTCGTTAGTTCTCTGCGGCTCCAAAAGCAAAGCCCCGTTCTCACCATTCGCATCGTAATTGATACGCGGGAGGTCGATAAGCACCCCCGCTTTTGCCGTGGTCGCTCCGCTATCGAGGTAGTCGGTGCTGACCATTCCGGTTTCTACTTGGGCGTTCATAATATAAACACCATCGCCAATTGAACCGCTTAAAGTATTGTCGGCGGTTGCTTGGTAAATAGAAACACGATTCCCCCCGCTTATATTAAAAGTTATGGAAATCCTATGCCATCCATCTCCTACGCTTACTATATTGCTATCTACAAAACCAGTACCCGAAGCGGTGCCTTTAACTCCATTTTGCAAATCAAAGAATTGCGCTGGAAATGTTGAACCTACACCTTCAATGTAAATCCAATTTTCTTCTGCGGATTTAGCATATACGCTAAATGTAGCAAGTGAAAAAGAGAGACCCGTTTGATACAAAACTCCATTTGCGCCATCTACAAGTCTTGTTAGTTTCCAAGCCGTAGAGCCGCCATCTTTATCGGGTTGACCTCCAGTTTCTGCGCTTTGATAATTTACCCAAGTCGTATCGAACTGATTCGACTGGAGCAATTTATTCTCCCGATATTTTTTTATAAGCCCATCGCTCCCGATTCTTGTTGCTCCGTGGTCAGTACCTCTATCAAAAGTAAAGTCCGCACGGGTTTGGTCATAACCCGCCCCGCCTTTGTTATCCGGTGCGCGGTTCCCGCTTGGTAAAACGTTGTATAATGTTCCCGCCTCGTAGGTGCTCGGCACCATTAAAAGGCTTGCTTTGTCTATTAGTGCCATTAGCTTAATGCATTTATGGCCGCCGTAATAGCCGCCTTGTTTTCGATTGTTGCGTTTTTATCCGTTGCGAGTTGCTCCATATTCGCAAGGCTCGCCGCTGGGCTTGATATATCGTCTAAAGAATACCACGCTTGTAGGCCGTTTGATTCCGCACCTTCTAAACCTTCGTAAGATTTCCACATCACGGAATTAATTTCATCGCTTGAAAGTGCGCGGTTCCATATTGCTACGTTGGCGAGGTTGCCTTTGAAGTGGTTGCTCGCGGGAACATTTTGCGCTCCTATTGTTGAGTCAGAAGAAACGCTTATTGTTTGGCTTGCCGCTTGGCTTCCCGATAAACTGCCGTCAATGTAGAATTTTTGTGTTGTCCCGTCGTATGTAGCCGTTATAAAAGCCCAATCATCCGCGGTGACGCTAAACGGCCCTAAATCGCTTGTGTTTAATAAATAATAAATTTGCTCGGAGCCGTCCAAGTAAATGGCAATACCATCATCGTTGCCGTCTCTATTATCAAAAGCGACTTTATTGTTTGCGGTATCATCAACATAAACCCACGCCGCTATGGTGTGGTTCGTATGGCTGAACGCGTTATCTAATTGGATATAATCACTCGTCCCGTTGAATTCGGCCGAGCCTTGGGCGGGGAAATTGAGGCCAGCGGTCGTGAACTTGTTAAACATAACCAGTCCATTTTTGATAATTGCCGAACCCGCGCTGAACAACCCTCTCCGGAGGAGGTAGTAAAATTGAGATTGTTTCATTCATCTTCGTCTTTATGTTTTGTAAATATAAGTATCGCCTAACGGCTTTTTATTTCTCTTTTTTCTGAATCACGAACCAATCGCCATTCGGCCCGCCCATCAATGTGACACCATCGTAGGGCCTTTGCATTGAGTACGAATCTTCGCCATCAATGCGTTCACCCGATTGCGGAGTCAATGAAATGTTTTTGTTTGCGGCGATGGTGTCATCCGTTTTGAATCGCATAATCAATCCCGGTTCTGATGATGGTAAATTCAATGTGTACGTTCCATTTTCACCACTTGCAAAATCAATGAAGTTGAAATTGTTGGCCGATGATAATGTTTCCGAACCGCTTGGCGTTCCCGTCACTTCATTCAGTGTGACATTCACGCGCCCCGTTGTTGTAAATTCACCAACCGATGTGGCCGCCAGTGTTGAATTGCCGGTGACACCAAGCGTTCCGCCCAGCGTTGTGTTCCCACTAACATTTGCCGTGGTCGTTACATCCACGGCATTCAAATCGGCATTCACGGCGTCAATGCCTTCGAATGATGAATTGCCCGTCAAGCCGTTGACGTTACCGACTGCAATCACATCCGTGATTGTCGTCACATCATCAAACGTTGGCGTGATAGACGCGCGACTTATTGCGAACCATTCGCCATCCCATTCATCCGTATTGGCTGAATACGTTCCGCCCAACTGCACCCAATTCTTTGAATCAAAAACCAATCGTTGACGGAAATCGTGGGAACTATAAAAACGCCCCATGTATTTTTGAATAGGTTCATCCATCAGTTTCAAAAATTCTTGACACACCAACTTTTGGATTGTTTTATATGAACCGGAATTCCCTTCGCGCCAATTCGTGTAAGGAATACGAATGTTGATTCCCAAGGTTGTGACTTGCTTAACCAATGAACCTTGTTCGCCACTGCCCGTGAACAAATTCATTTCGGGCAATTCGTACGATAAATTCGACTTGATGTTTGTGTTTGGTGATAGGGCACGTGTGCGTGTTGTTTCGTTTGCAATACCTTGGCCATTCGTTGTCGTAAGGTTTTGCGTTTCCATTTCCCATCCGTAAGAATTCGCGGCATTCAATGTGTGCGTGGTTCCGTTTGTTTTAACAAACCCCACGAATTCCCAATCAAAAGAAACGTCGCCATCTTCGGGGATGTTTGGTGTCAACACTGATGTGGTTCCAACGACCAACAATTCATCGCGGTCAAATTCTTGCAATGGGCCAATAATAACCTCATAACCCGAACCCGATTGTGTCGTTGTCCAACTGATTGCGCCCGGTGTCATTCCCGTAAACGTGCGCTTCAAATAGTAGGTTGTATTGGCATTGAAATCGTACAATTCAACATTCAATCGCAACTTCATGTAAATGTTCGATGAACCAACCGACGTGTTCGCAGTCACTTGACCGACGTGTCGGAATCTAAATAGTATTTGATTCGATGGTGTTGATGCTATGAACCCGACGTTTGTCGTTGGTTGTGCTACGTCATCCGACACCACACCTTTGATTGCTTTGGGTTCCTTGTTTACCACAACGGAAACGTTGTTCACTGCGGGTAAAAAGTTGAAAAGGTTGCCAGCCAAACGCGCTTTGTTTGATGTTTGGTCAATGGTCTTGTTGTAAGAAACCGACGTGTTGTCAATCTTTGTTTTGTCCTTCTTGTATTGATGTTGAATCATTGACGATGCGTCACGCTGGAACAATTGTTCCAATCGGTATTGGCCGTTTGAATAGTAAAAACGCAAACCAAAGATGTAGCACATTTGCTGCAACACTTCAATCCAGTTCTTTCCGGTGACAACACCATCTTCGTCAATGGTATCAAACGCACGGAAATCCGCCCACGTTTCATCCAATGGATTGTTGTTCGCGTTGTAGGTCATTTCTTGCGCCCACCAGTTCGACACAACGGCCAACACGGGGTGTTCGCTTCCGTATATACCCAACACCCCCGCGCCATCCAATGCGTTGATGAACTGGTTGGTGAATTGTCTGAATGAAGATGTTGTGACCAATGAATCATTCAACTTTGAAATGCCGTCAGTGGCTTGGATGTTTAGGACGTAAGGTTGCGAAACATCTTCAACTTCAATAATATCTTGCACGATGTAGCCACCCCAATGAAAGTCAAGATAAACAACTTGTTCTTCATCGGGTGAAAATGACATCACCAATCCATTGTCGGAAACCTTGCTTGTATTGTACCACGTGTTGGCATCTTCGCCACTGAATTCACCTTTCCAAATCTTTACGAAATAGCGGTCTTGTTGGTATTGTTTAAGCGTGTTGAAAAACGCGGTTGTCGCTAAATCTTGAACGTACATTCCAAACGATACCGACGACCCAATGATTGGGGAATAGATGTTGTCCGTTTGCCCCGAATAGTTCAACTGGAATCCATCACCCGTGACGCTGAATTGGTCCGGGCTTGTTCCCGTATATTCGTCGTCCCAAATTTCAATCAAGTAAAAATGTCCGTAGCTACTGCGGAACTCGGAAAATAGTTTTGGATTCGCCATATATTAAAAACCTCTTTGTCTTGTTCGGTTGCGCGATGCGCGTTCGTTGCTCAATAGTATGTCGGACCCGCTGATGCGTCCCGTGACAACAACGTTTTGTCCGCCGCTGCCTTCCATCATTGTGTTGAGTTTTGACAACGGAATCACCGCTTCGGATTCTCGACCCTCGCCAATCAATGCAAGTGTTGGACCCGTTACAACACCACCTTCGGCCAGTGCTGGAATGTCACCGCCCGCCGCTTTTGATATCGATGCGCGAATGGCACCCGCCGCGGCAATCATAGCAACACCAGCACCAACGGCCAACGCCGCTGCCATTGGCGTGGGGCCTAATGTCAAAGCCTTCACAAAGGCTTCAATCCCGATTCCGTATTGAATGAACAATTTACCAAGTTGAGCCAATAGCCCAGCAAATTGACCAAGCAAGAATGAACCCAAATCTTTGAACGACGCTTCACCCATTACCATCGCGCCCGCGATTTCTGCCATCCCCGCAATCGTGTCGACCGATGTGCGATGCATGACGTTGGCGATTTCGTTTCCGAGTTCTTTGTATTTCGCGGTAAACATTTTCGCCGTTTCATATGCCTTGCGGAATGAATGGTCGAATTCATCGGCATCTTCGGTGACGTTGTTTAGATTTTCCTCAATGTCGTGGAACGACTGATTCATTCCATCGTAATCGATGTTCGCAAGGTTCGTGAGTGATTCCGTTGTGCCATCGGCGTCATTGCCAAGTCCGTCAATTTTGCCACCGGTGCCACTTGCTTCATTGCCCGCACCCGTTAATGATTCGGTGACTTCGTCGATTCTTTCCGCAAACCTTGACATTTCCATTTGCGAACCTTCAACAATAGCCGAATATGTTCCAACCTCACTATGTGCGTTTGAAACTTCTTGTGCTAAAGAATGAAACGGATGCGCGAAATCGCTTGTTGAAATCCTCAACGCTTCTTGTGCGGTTATGGTTTCGCCGGTTGAATTTTTATAGGCAATCATTGCATCGTCCAACCTTCTTTGTGCTGGCTCCAATTGCTTCATTGCTTCAACTGCCCTTTTTGACGCTTCGGTCAATTGGTCTTGTGCGGCAATCATGACGACTTTTTTCGCCATTTGATTGTTCATTTCCTTTTGCGCCTTCGTAATATCTTCAACGGAATCTTTTTCGTCAATAAGATTTGGCAAAAAATCCTTGTATTCCGTGTTCAATCGTTTTATCAAACGCCGGCGTTGTTCATTGGAAATGTTTTGGTCTTTGATTGTTTCAATCAACTTGTTGGCTTGCGATTGGCGAACTTTTGTTTTCGCAATATCTTCGCGCGCGCCTTCCGTCAATTTTTTTTCAACTACGACCGCCTCTTTTTTCTTTCTATTTAATAGGGTAAACGCCGCTGCTAAAGCTACAACCGCCGTGATGACCAAACCAATCGGGTTGGCTCTCAATACCATATTATAAATTCGTTGCAATGCCGTGGCAGTTTTTGTCGTGATGTTTGATTTTATCATCACCGCACGCAATAGAACAAAATTGCGAATCAACCCACCAATTAAGAACATCAACGGGCCGATTGCCGCAAGTATTAAACCAAAAACAACGGCGGTTCTTTTTGCCGATGGCGACATCTTGTTCAACTTGCCCGCAAGTTTTGCCAAACTCTCAATCATTGGAACAATGCCTTCGGCTAAAATCTCACCGATTGATATTCCCAATCCTTCCATTGCGGATTCCAAACGCTTGGATGCACCAAGTGCATTGTCACCCATTTCAGTGGCCATTGCGTTTGCCGCACCCGCTGAATTTTCAAATTCTTTGGTCAATGGTTTGATTTGGTCAACGCCTTCTGATAAAATCAAAAGGGCCGATTGTGCCGAACGTCCAACTTCATCTTTCGCATCGGCAAGGTTCAAACCTTTGCTCGCCAAATCTTTCAATGCTTCGGACACTGGTTTCCCAGTTGCACCGATTTCAGAAATAATACGACGCAATGCGGTCCCCGCTTTTGAACCTTTAATACCAGCATTGGCCAACACCGCCAACATCGCGGATGTTTCTTCAATAGACATTCCCGCGCTTTTCGCAACGGGCGCAACGAACGACATTGAATTGGCAAAATGTTCCATATCCAATGCCGATGAACTGAACGATTTCGCCATCACATCAGCGACACGACCCGTTTCGCTTGCATCCAATCCAAACGCGCGCAATGTAGAACCAGCAACTTCAGCGGCACGCGCCAAATCACTTCCCGACGCTTGCGCCAATGCCAATGTTGATTCGGTGACTTTAGTGATTTCCGTTGCCGTGAAACCAAGTTTCGCGAACTCCGTTTGTAATTGCGCCACCTCACGCGCCGTGAACATCGTGGATGCTCCCAAGTCTTTGGCGTTATCTGATAAGGCTTTGAATTCTTCAGCGGTCGCGCCCGATACGGCTTTGACCTTGGACATTTCCGCTTCAAAGCCTTTGAACACATTAAACGATACCGCCCCCAACGCCGCAAGTGGCGCGGTCAACTTCATGGACAAATTTTTGCCCGTTCGTTGCATATTGCGACCGAACTTGTCCATTGCGCGTTCGGCCTTGTTTAGACCTTTACGGAATGGCGCGATGTTCGCGGTTAGTCGGAAATTTAATGAACTAAGACTTGCCATTGGCTTTTGCGCGTTGTTTGCGTTCGTTTATTACTTCTAAAATTTCACCGCGTGTCCAAACCTTGCGGTCCTTCTTCGGCTTGTTTTCCCAAGGAAACACAATCAAATCTTTTGGCTTGATGCGCTTCTTTGTGTGTGGATTCAAAAGGATTGTCGTCATCCAACGCGTCCTTTCCCAATCCGTTTGTTCCTTTCGGTTTTGACGTTCGTTCCAACCTTCAACCAAGTTTCCCCACTCGCGTGGTAATAGGTCATAGAATTGGGACGGCATCAATCCAACTTGACCGAACGCGAACGCTTCCAACGTGTCCCATGTTGCAACGTCACCTTGTTGCGACGTTCGGTCATTTACTTTTTTTCACTACCCGATGAAAATTGTTCTTCAAAGACGGCGAACGCCTTTTCAATCAATTCTTCATCTTCGTCAATCCAATCGGCAACATCCGCCACATCATATCGGAATGGTGCTTTTTCTTTTCTTGCGCCGTCTTTGAATCCGCAATACATCAATGTGATTGCTTGGTCCAAAGTCATATCGTCGCCAAGGTTTTCTAATTGCGCCAATGTTGTTCCCGTCATTTTTGAGAATTCACGCAAGGCGTTGAATCCAAATCTAATGGCGTGTTTTCTTTCGCCGATTTCAATGATTGTCGTCATATTCTTTTTGTTTTGTTGTTGTTGTAATAAAGGGACCGCCCAACGGACGGCCCCGAATAAATTCTTTGATTAAGCAACTGACGCTTGCGTCAATACTCCAGTACCCGTGAATCCGAATGAATACGTCACGTTTTCTTCAACGCCCGCTTCTTGTTCGTAGCTTACCAAGTACGCGTCGCCCGTGTAGTCGATTTCACCGCTTGTTGCAGAACCGAACTTCACTTTCACAAGTGTGCGGTTTGACAACAATGTGAAAAGGTCATCCGGTGTGTCGAAATCCCCACTGATTGAGTAAGTCACCAACCCGTCGCCACTAAGTGACCACGCTTTCAAACCTTCAAGATTCTCTTGCCATCCGGCTGAATCTTTGTTTGTGGTGTCGCGTGTTTCCATTGAAACACTTAATGATGCCGATGTTGCACGGCCAATGATGTCGTAAGATGTTCCATCATCTTCGCTGATTTGAATCACAACATCCGTTGAATTCATGATGCTTGTTGCAGCCATTTTCTTTGTTTTTTATCGTTTTTAAATCTACAAAATCAATCGCGAGACACGCGGAATTTCAAATCAACTTGTGACCCGAACGTCCGTTCATCATCGCTGAACAAATCGCGTTGGCCTTCAAAGGCGCACGATTTTACTTTCACCCCGCCAATCGTTTGGTCCATTCTTACGAATGCACTCCGAACGTATTCAACGGCGTTTTGTGTGTCCGAATACTTTGTTGAAATCAACGTGATTCGAACATCTATTTCGTCAATATGCGAATCGCTTTCTTTCGACATACTTGTGGTGATATTTGCCACCTCGTAAATCGCGAACGGCGTCGCTTTTGTTTGCGCTCCAATTACTGGAAAAACGCGCCCACCAAAAAGCGTGTTCAAATCTGAATCACTGGTGAACTTTGATTTGATAACCTTCCCAATCATATGCGCGCGGCTTTTACTTGTTTATTAAGAAACCCACGCATCAATCGTTTGAACTCGTTTCCAACGCCACCCGAATTTCTTGTTCGTGCGCGTTTGGCAAATCCTTTGTTTGGTCCGTTATATTGTCCGTCCTTTAAATATCCATATTCCAAAAAGTGAGCGAACCAACCGCCTTTTTCCGGGTCGCTGAATGAACGCTTCACCCTTGGGCCAACCGATAAGGACGCAAACGTCGCCCCACGATTCACACGCGTGGTGATGATGCCCATTGATTTCTTCAATTGTCCTTTGGTTATTTCGGCATAAATGCCGCCATTTCGGTACACCTTGAATGTTCCCGACTTGATGTTGGTGATTTCGTCTTTGTAACCTTTCAACATCGGCTTCAATGACTTGCGTGCAATGCGACGAATTTGTGCAGTCGTCACCCCATCGTGTAAGTTTTCCAATTCCTTGAAAGCGCGTTCAAATTCCTTCTTGATGTCCTTTTCATCAAAGCCAATAAAAGCACCGCCCGAACCACCGCCCGTTCGTTTGCCCATTGACGCCATCATTCTTTCCGCATTCGCTCCCATTAGTCCGCAAATCTTGTCACAATCTTTTGGAACGACTTGCGTGCGTCTGCATTCAAAATCGCTTCGATTGTGTAGGTTGTGTTGTCGTGTACAATTTGCATTTGCTCGTTTATGTCCGAGCGGTAACGAATGAGAAATTCCACACGTTTGGTTGCAACCATTTGGTTGCCTTCTTCACCTTCACCAAAATGCGCCCCAGTTTCCACGACCTTCGCCCAAACATTGGCCAAGGTTGTGAACGACAAAATCACTTCACCGAAATCATCAGTTGATTCGGTGAACGATTGAATCGCGATTCTGCGGTCTAATTGTCCCGACTGGTCAATCATTAGAATGTAAAGATTCGATATGGGTTCCACAAATATTCGGATGCCGTTGGCAGTTGACGAACGCGGTCCATTCTTTGGTCGTACAATTCCGAGATGACCAACATCATCCCTTGAATCAACGGCTTTGGAATTGCCGAAACATCAGTCCCTACAACATAGCGAACAATTAATTGATTGACGACACCCGCCCCCGTTGTCCATCCACCGATGGATTGAATGCGTGCGGGTTCCGATATCAAATCGGTTGTGTACAACGATGACGCAATTGTCGCCGTTGAACCGATTTCGTCAACATAAGAAACGGATGTAATTGATGCAACTGAACCGCGTGATAAATACAACAAGTTCGATTGACCATCCCAATGATTGCGTGGGAACTGGTCAAAATATTCGTCTATTGTTGAAGTCACCAAAACGCGTCGTGTGTAACTTTCACACATTTGACGTGCGGCCGTGATTAAGGCCTCAATCAAGGTGTCGTCATCACTATGGTCAACGCGAAGAAAATTCTTCGCCTCGGTCAATGTGATGGGTTCGGACGCCGCGGGCGTTACAATATCAATTGCCATTTCTTATCTTGTTTCCTTTGTAGTGTTCTTTTTCACCGCCTTCTTTGCGCGTGCTTTTGGTGCTTCGGCAATTGCCTCACAAAAACCCGCATTCAAAAAATCGGTCAACATCTCATCGGCGTGGATTTCCACCACCGCGTGTTTGCGGTAGTGGAATCCGTTACCCGATACAGATTTCAAAAATCTGACTTTCATATCGATTAGGCTTGAGCCAAGTATTTAACCGCACGTGTGTCGAGAACCTTCGAGTCCTTACGAGCGTAAGAAACGAAACCAACTTCTAACTCGTCCATGTAGCGTTCGTTCAAACGTACCATTTGAACACCACCAGCAGAACGAACAACGAACTTGCTGAAGTCAGCCGCGAGCAATGTTTTCTTGCCAGTCGTGATTGCTGATTCCATATCGTTATTGTAGTATAGGTTGAATCCGAATAGCTTGTCCGGCTGACCCGCTTCCATCGATGGGATGAAGATTGGGAAGTCATTTGCAGAACCAAGACCAAGCGCACGGATTGCCGCGATAACGCTATCGTTCGCCATCAAACCGAATGTTGGTTTGTTGCGGTACGATGGGTCAATTGAGTGGATAAGGTCCAAGATATCGTCGGCGGAAATTGCCGTTGCAGATGCCGCGGTGTTTCCTAATGATGCACCCGTGATGATACCTTGTGGTTGGCTTGAACCGGTACCATTAGAAAATGCCGCGTTTGTTGCGCGTGCGATTCTCTCTCCCATTGCTTCAGCAAGGAATGCGTTCAAATCGAATGCGTTGTCTTGCAACAATTGCATTGACACACGAACTTGCGATGCGTAGTTGTAGGCACTCAACTGAGCGTTTGCGAATGTCATATCTTGAACAGTGACGGCCGCCGCTTCAGCAGTTAAACCAGCATCCGTTGCAGTGTCGTTGATTGTTGGGTAATCCAACAATGCGCCACCAGCAGTGTTCAATTTTTTAGCTAAACGCTCAACCTCACCGGTGAACAATGTCGCCATATCCAATTCGTTGCTGAAATCTTGAGGTACTAAGAAACCACCCAAAGAATCAGTCCCAGCGATTTGCGTGCTTGTTCCACGTAATTCACCCATAATTGAACGCTCGTTTGCGTTCAAAGAACCCATTCCGTTGCGTAGGTATTTCTCGAATGCACCTTTGCGAGTTGCTTTTGGAGCCGCTTCACGAACTTCAGCATTTGCCGCCAATTCTTTCTTCATCTCGGCAGTGCGCTCGATGACGTCGATTTGGTCTTTGATGCTTCTTGCATCTGCTTCCATTGCGTCGAATTTCGACTTTTCTTCGGCGTTCAAAGAACGTCCTTCTTTTTGTGCCGCGTCAACGATTGCCGTTGCGCCTTTGATTAGTTCCGCGCGTTGTCCGCGTAGTTCGATGTTTTTCATCGTGTTAAAAATTTAGAATTTTACTTTTATACAAATAAAGGTCGGAACCTTCTTCCTTCGTTTCCACGACTTCGGATTCGGTATTTTCTACCGATGCCGCTTTCGCTTCTTCTTTGGTTTCGGTTTCCAAATCGCGTTTCAACTCCGACGTCGAATCCGGATAAGCCGGTTGGCTTACTGGGCTTACATCAAGTAAACGTGATACTTTTTCAATGATTCGGTAAGTGGTGCCGTCGCGTTGTTCCCATCTATCCTTTTCGATTAGGAAAGCGAATGAACTTTGGTTCACGTCGCCGCGCTTCATCAATTCCGCCAAATCATTGGCATATGTTGTGTTCGGTAAATCAACCTCATAAAACAAACCGCGTTTGTCCGTGCTGATTCTTAATGTGCCACTTGACACAC